TGCGTGTGTATTTTTCTTCGGAGGTTACATTGCTTTGGTCACGCTACAAGACCCCGCTGCGAATGATGACGGGATTGTTAATCTTGTGCTGGGGTATTTGGGCGGTATCGTCTCTTCTATTATCAGTTTCTACTACGGCGCATCACATAAGCATGACTAATGAATAGACTTGTACAAATGTTAAAAAGGCACGAAGGCGTTAGAGATAAGGTCTACATGTGCTCTGCGGGTTACGAAACCATTGGTGTTGGCAGAAACATATCAGAGTCCGGCCTTGGCCTTGCCGATGACGAGATAGACTACTTATTAAGTAATGACATTAGACGGTGCAAAGAAGAGCTGATCGGTGAGTACGATTGGTTTAAAGATCTTGATAGCGTGCGCCAAGAAGCCTTAATAGATTTGTCATTTAATATTGGTCAAACAAGACTCAGAGGATTTGTAAAAGCACTTGGGTACATGGATATTGGCGATTACGATAAGGCTGGGGACGAGTTCTACGATAGCCGTTGGGCTACTCAAGTGGGGGATCGTGCATTAGAAATCTGTCAGATGATTAAGTCTGGCGAATACCAGGTTAGATGATATGCCTTTACAAAAGTTTTTATTTAACCCAGGTATAAACAAACAAGGCACTAGCTATACCGCAGAAGGTGGCTGGTTTGATGGCAATCTTGTACGTTTTAGGAAAGGCTTTGCAGAAAAGATAGGCGGTTGGGAAAAGTATATATCTGTTTCTTATGAAGGAACTGGTAGAAAGCTTCATGCTTGGGTTGACCTAGACGGTACAAAGCTTCTTGGGTTAGGAACTCGATACAAGCTGTACATTCAGGAAGGCTCGTCATACAACGATGTAACGCCTATAAGACGTACCAGTGCAGCCGGTGCCGCTACTTTTGCCGCAACCAATGGATCTTCAACGCTAACTGTTACAGACTCTAGTAATGGTTCTAACGTAGGAGATTTTGTTACATACACTGATGCAGTTTCTTTGGGTGGGAACATTACCGCAACAGTGTTAAATCAAGAGTATCAAATACAATCTGTACCAACGTCTAACACTTACACCATTATTGCAAAAGATACAGATGGTAATGCAGTTACGGCTAACTCTAGCGACACTGGCAACGGAGGTTCTTCAACTGTAGCCGCTTATCAAATAACAACCGGCCTTGATGTGTTTGTAGACGGAACGGGTTGGGGCGTTGGCGGCTGGGGAACTGGCACCTGGGGATCAACAAGCTCTCTTACTGACGCTAATCAGCTTAGACTTTGGTCGATGGATAACTTCGGTGAAGACTTAATATCAAACCCTCGAGCCGGTGGTGTTTATTATTGGGATAAATCAGACGGTCTTAACACTAGATCGGTAGCTTTAAGTTCTTTAACTGGGTCAAACTTAGCTCCAACCAAAGGGCTCCAAGTAATAGTATCTGACATTGACCGACATGCCATAGTGTTAGGTGCAGATCCTATTGAGAATGGCGTTAGGTCCGGTCAAATAGATCCATTACTTGTTGCCTTTTCCGATCAAGAAAACATATTTGATTGGGAGCCAACATCTACTAATACTGCTGGTTCTCTTCGGTGCTCTGCTGGATCTGAGATTATTGGCGCGGTAAGAGCCCGACAAGAAACTTTAATATGGACTGACGTTGCGCTGTATAGCCTTCAGTTTATAGGACCGCCTTTAACCTTTGGCCTGAACCTAGTTAACGAAGGTGTCAGCTTAATTGGCCCTAACGCTATTGTTAATTCACCATCCGGCATATTCTGGATGGATAGAAAAGGCTTCTACACTTACAACGGATCTGTCGCTCCTGTCCCATGCACAGTTCATGCTTATGTGTTTGATGACTTTGAAGAAGGTCAAGCATTCCAAGTGTTTGGCATACTTAATAAGCAGTTTGACGAGGTTGGTTGGTTCTATTGTAGTTCTGGTCAAACAGTCATTGATCGTTACGTTTTCTTTAACTACGTTGAAAATACATGGTCAATTGGCCAGCTTTCTAGAACAGCTTGGCTTGACGAGGGTATATTCTCTCAGCCCATTGCTGCCGGTAAGTATAGCGATACACCTTATTTGTACAGCCATGAGGTTGGATATAACAACGATGGCCAGCCAATGGATAATGTGTATGTGCAAAGCGCAGACTTTGACATAGGCGATGGAGAAGAATTTCAGTTTATAAAACGATTTATTCCTGACGTTAAGTTTCAGGGATCTGGTTCCGACCAAACGATTAACGTTCAGATCAAAACAAGAGACTATCCTGGACAGAGCTTTACAACAGATCAGACATCGTCATTCACAAGCACTACTAATAAGATAGATATGAGAGCTAGAGCAAGGCAGGCGGCTCTTCGATTTGAATCTGATGATGATGGCACAAGTGTGGAAAGAATAGATGTAGGTTTTAGGATTGGAGGCACACGGCTAGATATACAACCTAATGGAAGTAGATAATGGCCAAGATACTTAACACTTCGCTTCCAATGTCGGGACCTCAAGGGGTTACGCCTGATATATTTAACAAAACAGTTAGGCTTATAGAGCTAAACTTAAATGCTTTTGACCCTAGCTCAACACCACAATTTACCAACGACAGGCTGTCTCAGCTTCAGTTCAAGGCTGGAGACATTATCTGGAATCTGAGTATAGAGGCACTTCAAGTCTATACTGGTAATGAGTTTGTAAATATATCGACACCATCGACCGCTGGATTGCAGGGATCAACAGGTGTTGGATCGGTACAGGTTATAACCAATGGTTCTATAACCGTGGAGATTGATTAATGAATGGCATAAAGACAAAAAGAACAAAGCCTACAGTAAAATATGTCAAACCAAGAGGCTTCTCTAGCATGTTGCCTAACAAAAGACCAGTGACTAAGATAAGCTAATGGCAGCTACAGCAACTAAAAGAGACCCTGCAAAGTGGGCAGCAGCTAAGTCTAGAGCCAAGGCTAAGATGGGTGGTAAACACTCTGCTAGGGCGATGCAACTTGCTGTAAAATATTACAAAGGTTCCGGTGGTACTTACTCTGGGCCAAAGAAAAAGTCCAGTAATAAGCTGTCTCAGTGGAGCAAACAGGACTGGGGAACCAAGTCTGGAAAGCCGTCTACGCAAGGATCTAAAGCCACAGGTGAGCGATACTTGCCTAAGAAAGCAAGACAGGCGCTCTCAAGCCAAGAGTATGCAGCAACGACTAGGGCTAAAAGAAAAGATACAAAAGCTGGCAAGCAGTTTTCATCGCAACCTAAAAGCATTGCTGACAAGACAAAAAAGTACAGGACAGCAAAAGATGGTGGGTTTTTTACCAAGAGAAACCATCGAGGTTGTGGCTCTGTTATGGCAGATAGAAGAAAGAAGACAAGGTACTCTTGATGTTTAAACGTCATGTACAAAACTTTAGGGTAGGCGGTGCTGCTAAAAAGAATAGAGGCAGACCGATTAGGCGCACTACTTCTGGTAGTAATCCTAACTATCGTAAGACTAAAGAAGGCGCTGGCATGACAGAAGCTGGGGTTAAGGCGCATAGACGCGCTAATCCTGGTAGTAAATTGCAGACCGCTGTTACTGAAAGTAAGCCTACAGGCAAGAGGGCGGCTAGAAGAAAGTCGTATTGCGCGAGGTCCGCAGGGCAAATGAAACAGTTTCCAAAAGCGGGAAGGAATCCAAACTCTAGATTGCGTCAAGCTCGACGCCGATGGAAGTGTTAGATGGCTCCTAAAATACCATTTGTTAATAGTCCTTTTATGGGGTATCAGTTTGATCCTAGTGTCGCCGCTGAAGGTATCGCCGGACTTAAAGATATATTTACTCATTCCCCTACTAGCGAATTAACAACACGACTGCCCGATCAATACTTTGGCGGAGAAGTTGGCTCTATTCGTAGCGATCAGCAATTGATTGATCAATTAGATGCTAATAATGCAAAACGAGAAACTGACTTTAGAGATGCAACAGACAGCTTACAAAATCCAGGAGCTTCTAGCGTAGGTAGTGCTGCTGGAAACTGGTATGACGCTTACAATGCTAAGTCGCAAAGAGATTTCTTAAGCGGTGGCGCAAACATGGTTAATAATGCGCTTAGGGATGTAACTAATGTAAGCCTTAATCTCGCTCAAAATAACATATTAAATCAATTGCAAAGTGGTAATGAGGTTATTGTCAGACCTGAAGGACTGACTAATGATGTAACAGGAAGATCTGGCTCTTACTTAGACAGAATATTCCAAGGAAAAGATTCTGTAAGCGCATCTGATATCATCAACAATCCAGAGTTTATACAGATAGGAAAAAAACTTGCTGTAGCAAGAAACACTGCATCTAGCCCAAGCGGATTTACTTGGACAAAAGAAAACGAAGACAAAGCAAATTCATTAGCTTTTTATGACAGCTTAACTCAAGAAGATTCTGTAGATAGAAGCGATGGAGAAGAAGATCCTAAGCCTGAAAAAGAACCTGACGAAGATGAGCAAAATTTTTTAGAAAGATTAAAAGATTGGTTTTTAAGAAGGTTAGGTGGTAGAGATATTCAAATAGGTGGTTATCCTGGAGGTCTTGGAGGGATTAATATACCACTGCCAGGTGGTGGTAGGGATGGAGACTTTCCTTTTCCTATACCGCTTCCTCCCATTTTTGGAGGTGGTGGAGGCGGTGGCGGTGGGCAAGAGCCAACTCCGCCCGTGATACCTACTCCTACGCCTACACCTACACCTACACCTACTCCTACGCCTACGCCTACGCCTACGCCTACGCCAGAGCCAGATCCAGATCCAGAGCCCACACCTACACCGGATCCGACTCCGGGACCAGGGCCTGGTCCGAGCCCAGGTCCAAGTCCAGGTCCATCGCCAGA